AGATGTTCTAGCCAGTGTATCAGGAGATGCGTCTGTAACAGTTCCTAAACCAATTTCAAACTCTGCTTCACTTTGATGAGCTATACAATAATAAGTCGTGTTAGAATTACCAATTGCTGCAACAAATGTCTCAAACCCACTTACAGCACCACCTAAATTTATTGTTCCAGTGCCTGTGCTTGTTGAAGTTTCTTTTACACGATCATTAATAACATGAGCCACTAAGCAATCCTTATAATAGCGTTACTTGCATCTGCTGTTGGAAAAACTATTTGAAAATCACCAGAACTTGATGATTTGTCTGCACCAAAATCTAATACTATAACTGAAGCATCATTACTTGCACTATCGTTAAAAATAACGGCACCTCTAGCTGTTATGGTGGAAGAACTAAAGGTTGCATTAGCAAAATCAGTAAAAGCTGTTGTTCCACTTGAAGAAGGATCAACTCTTGTTAAAGTTGCGCCTTTTGCTGTATAACCAGTGCCACTAACTTCATTATTAGTTGCATAATTTGTTACAGAAGCATCCATTGTACTACCACTTCCCCCCATGTTAGAAGGAACAGCACTACTAGTATAAAGAGCAAGTTGAAAAGTACTTCCTCCAGAATTTTTAAAATTATGTCCTGCTTCTAAAAGTTCCTTTTTAAAAGAAGTACACATTGCATTTCCACTAAAAGCCATTTTATAATCTCCTTATTAATTCAGCTAGTTCAGGATGACCTGCATCCTTTATTGCATTATAAATTGTTGTTCTATCACTATTAATAGCTTCTTTCATATATGATGCAATTACTTTTTCCATATTTTTTGCATAAGCAATAGCTTGATCCCTTAAAACAGGGTCAACATTATCGGATATGGAAATTATTCTCTTAACACATAACTCTGAAATTTCTTCAGGTGTAAATCCTCTATTATTTGTGGTTCTTACCTCAACGATTGGTTTATCTTTTGGCACATCCATTTTTAAAGTAAACATTATTGTTTCTGCCTTATTATTTTGCCAGTTCTATATTCATCTGAAACTTCTTTTGCTTCACCTAACAATTTAACACCTGCTAAAGACTCTTGAAATTTTTGATTATACATGGTCATTACATCTTGCTCACCTTTCATAAAGGTGTAGGCTTCTATTAAGGCACCATATAACAATGCTATTTCAGCATTTTTACTTAACCAAGTTGTTCCAGAATCCGAACCCACTGTTAAACTTTCTGGCCTATAAAAATAATGTAATTCACCGATATAAGTAGCATCAGGAGTAGGTGCTATTAAAAAATTACTAACATCATAAATAGCATAATATTTTGGTAATCCTGCGCTTGTAGATCTTGGATTAAAAGTTTGCAAAAAACTTGGATCTTTAAAGTCAACAAAAACTTTTTCAGGACTTGAATCTGAAGCCAAAGCAAAACTTAAAGAAAAAGGTGCTAAAAAATCAGATGGGCAAGCAAAATACTGACTATTAACTGAAATGTTAGCACTTGCATTTTTTCTAAATAAACTTAATTGTACACTTTTTAATATACGTTCCTCTGAAATTCTAATAAACATTGGAATGTTATTTACAAAAGTAGTTTCGTTATTTTCTGTATAATCTTGTACAGCAGTTTTAAGTTGTAAATAAGTAAAACTCATGGTGTATTTGCTTGACCTCCCATGCCACTGTGATTTGAACAATAATAATACAACGTAGGCGCACTACCTGCAACTGTTATTTGTGTAGTGTAAGCACTATCATCTTTGACAACACCTGTAGTATATTCACTCCCACTATTATGAGTACCATCAGAGGTTGTAGAAAATCTAAATGGATGAGAAGTAGCAGCAGACCAATCAAATAAATAAATACTACCTTCGGATAAACTTAATGTGGGTTGTCGTGATCCATCAATATAGTAAACATTTGAACCTAAATAACTATCTACAGTAACAACATATCTTGTTACATTTGAAGTGACACTTGCAGAGCCAACAGTAGTAGATAACGAAAGACCTGTTAAAGAAAAAGATGTACCAGAACCAGACCCACTTGCAATAACAGTTATTGAACCAACTTGTGCTTGTGCCTCCATACTGGTAGGTGGAGAGTAATCTCTAGTTGGTGTGCCAACAGGATTAAATCCCCATTGAATAGATCTTTCTTCTACTAAATTTACTTCTGGCCTAGCATCTCTTATCGCTTGTGGATCAATAATTCTTCTTTTTACGAACAATTGTGGATGTTTTGGTTCAAACTCGTCTTTGCCAACAAGTAAACCATTCCATTCTTTTTTCATATCTTTTAGCCTATATCTAAAACCTGATCTATCAGATATACCATAAGCTCTTTTTCCTGAAGCAAATTTAGACAACTCTATAAAACCTCAACTCTGGAGTTATTGTGGTAGAAGATCTATCTCTATCTTCTGACATAGCTCTATTAAATTCTTCTTCATAAACAGATTTTAATAACTGCACTCTGTCTGGTGCTCTTTTTATTGCTATATAATAAGCTAAACCAGCAGCTAAACAAGGGTAAAACCTAAAAGGTATTTCCATAGTATTCGTATAATTATCAGCATCATCCATCCTTGTAAGAGCATCATAATATAAAACATCTGTACTATTATCTGGACTTAACCATATTTTTAATTTTGGAGTTATCAACCTATCTAAAAAAAATTGTGTTGGCCTTCCAGAAGTTGTTTTATTAGGTATTGCTAAATAAGCATCTCTACTTATTCTTTCTAATGGGTAATAAGTACTATCTCTTACAACTGCAACAGATAAAATGTCTATAATATCTGCATTTAAAGTATATTCTGTAGTTCCAGAAGTAACTGTTTGTGTTCTTTGAACAATTGTCCATTGGTTTAAACCTCTATTTGCCCACTCTGCTAACATAAGATTTAGAGATCTCTTAGCCGTTTTTAAGTCATAACCTGTCCTTACCTCAAGACCACATCTCTCAAAAGCTTCCTCTATATATTCAGTAACATTTAATTCAAAATCTGTACTAGTTGAAAGAGTCATTTTATTTACCTTTTTTCTTTTCTGGTTTTGCGTACATATTATCAAATATTTGATTTACATCCAATACATAATCTAAATCTGACTTTGAATAATGAATATGATGAGATGGTTTAAAATCTGGCGGCCCCTCACCTGTTTGAAACCAAGCAGGGTGTGTTACTCTAACACGATTATTCGGTAACGCTACTATATTACCAGTATATTTATCTGCATCTAATAACTGCAAAACATGACTTTGTTTATGCTGTGCAGGGTCATCTGCTATTTCACTTTCAGCATAATCAACTGTAAAAAGGTATTTTGCAGGATAAAATTCACTACCTATTTTTGCTAACCAAGGACAAGGAGTTGCTCTATTTAGTACATAAACAGAATGATCGTGAGAAGCACAATCCCAAGGTTGAGCTAAATAAGTAGGCATAGGTTCAGGCCAACCTTCAAAATCAAAATCACCAACTAATCCAGTAATAGGCATTCTCGCCCACATAGCTCCACCATGAGGATTTTTTTCTTGAGATTCGCAACCAGTAAATATTATTTGAAAACTTAAACAACGACAAGGCATAGAAGTAACAGCAATAGCCATAGCATGAAGAAACTCACCATGATATTTTTCATGGTTATGAGTATATTCTCTACGTACCCAACATTTAAAATAAGGTATGTTACTTTGTAAATAGGCCATATTATTTATATTTTTTTACACTTCCACCTTTACTCATCATTTTAACAGTGCCACCTTTAGTCATTTGCACTATTTTCCCACCTTTCATTTTCATAACAATAGGAACAGATTTGGTAGTATTAGCTACACCACCATTTTTCATCATTTGCATTTTTTTATTTGGACTCATTTTGGATTTCATATTTAGCACTCCTTTTAATAAAATCTTCCCACAATGGTTTAATCATTTCATAATTTGCGTTTACTTTTACAGCAGTAATTTCGGTTCTTTTATCTACAGAAATTAATGTAGTAGCCATCCAAGCTAGAGAACCAAAAAAAGAAGCTGTAAAAATCCCAACAAAAACATCTTTTTTCATTAACATCTCCATCTTCTTCTTGCTTTACGTAATCTACTATTAGGGTTCTTAGCAGCCTTAGGAAACTTTTTCATCTGACCTGCAGATCTTGCACAATAAGATTTACGTCTTGATTTTTCTTTTTTAGTTAGATTTTTTTTCTTAGTTACTGCTGTTTTTAATTTAGATCCGGGGTTTTCTCTTCTATAACGAGCAACACCAGCTTTAGTCATTCCCGCTCCACTTTTAGTGGAACGGAAATACTTTTTGGTTTTAGGTGGTTGTTTATCTTTCTTTCTTGCCATTACGATAAGAACAATGTCAATTTATTGCTACTACCTGTAAATGCAGAAACATAAGCACCACTTGTGGCTAATATACCATTATCGGGTATGTTCAACGTATGTAGTCCTGTAGGGAAACTTTGTACTAATAAATTAGCACCACCATTTCCATTTGTAATTGTTACAGCACCTGCAGCATCAGCGAATATGACTACTTGTCTTATTCTTGATCTAGCAGGCCCAACTACTGCAGCTGAATCACCTTGATTATGATTAAAAGCTTTTACATCTGATCTAGTAGACATTTTTTACTCCTCAATCTCACCTCTTAGAAGCATTGCTTTATATTGAGCAGTACCTTTAGGTGGCAAAGACGCAGATGATGTTGACTTCTTTTTTGAAGTTTTTTCAGTCGTAACCCAAGCTTCATTAACTTCAGGGGTACTGGGATCGTCTGGTATAAATTTGCCCGATTTGGTTCTAGCTCTCTTTTTTTCAGCCATTAGCTATCTCCTAACGATTTTGAGCTGCAAACATATAATCAATATTCATTGATTTGGTGCCAGTAGCTGATCCTGAAAGTTGCATAGCTCCAAGTGCAAGATTTTCATCATCTGGAATATTTGCTGTATGAGTAGCTACTAAATTTCTATTTACAAAAAATTCTACAGAACCAGTGCCTTTAACATGAATACCAAGAGTTACAGCAGTGCCACTAGCTACATCAATCCCAGAATCAGTTGTTGTAGCAGTACCATCTTTTTCAGTAACACAATCAATATTACTATCGCCATCATCTACTTGAAAAACAATTCTATCTGCTGCTGTTAACATTGCTTCTGGATTCGTAGCAAAATTAACTGTTAATCCTATACATATTTCTTGATTATCACCTTCAGCATCTGTTGGAGTTATTTTGGTTTCAAACCAAATATCCCTAGTTGAAGAAAGTGCAAATATTTCATTTCCTTGTATTGAAGCACCATCATTATCAGTTGTAGCTTGTGAACTTAAAGTTAATGCTCCATTAACAACATCTGCTGCGATAGCAGCTGAAGCACTTGAGTCTTTTACTACTGTCCAATCATTTGTGCTGTCTAGTGCAATACCAGTAAAATCATCCATATAAACTAGATAATCTGGATTTTTGTCTATTGGTAGGTTTTCAAACCACTTTTTATTGCCATCTTTTCCTGCGAAAAGAATAGGGCCGGTAAAATGTACAGCCATTTTTGTCTCCTGTCATAGTTAAAATAATGTCAACTCTTATGAGTTGTCAGAAGTTAATATTAAAACTATACAAGAAAAAATGGAAGGCGACAAGTGCCACCTTCCAAAAAAATTAATTATGCCCCCGGAGAGCCATAAACACATCTTGGATCAGAGAAACCAAAAGCATATCTTTCTCTAGCTTTAAATCTCATATTTCCTGTATCAAAATCTGCTTCCATAGAAGTAGCCAATGGTGACCTTTCAAACATTTTAAAACCATTTGGTGCGTCTGTTTTGATAAAAAACGCATCAGTATCGGTTAAGAAATGATTGACTACTACACCATCAGGTAACATTCCCATGTTGTTAATAGCGTTAACATCATTGTCAGCAGTGCCCGGTCTTTGGGTTGATGACATTAATCTGTCAGCTATAAACTTCAATGCAGGTGGTACGATCAACTTCATACCTCTTAAAGCAATTATCATATTTCTTTCATCTACGAATTGAGAAATATCAATAAGTGCATTTTCAAGAGAAGTTTCGTTCAAATCTGCAGCTGTTGAAAGCTCATTTGAAAATGTTCCACCCATAGCTAATGGATGGTCTGTAGCACAGAGTTCTTTGCCATCACCACCAGTAAAGCTACTGTCAAACGCATTATTAAGCGTTGCAGCAGATTTTACTTGTTTTGTGTGAGCCATAGAACGTGCTAATGCTTTAGTGTATCTTGCACCAAGACGATCATAAAGATTATCTTCAATTGCTTCTTCAGTAAGAGCAAATGCTAATGCAATAGTTTCGTGTGTGTATCTAGCTGTGTAAGCTTCATTTGCACTATCAAATGAAACACCAGATCCCTCACTCTTTGTTGGAGCATTTCCGAAACCTACTAACATTACTTCTTCTTCAAATGCACGATCAGAAGTTTCTGTTTCATAAATTTCACTATGTTCGTTTTCATAACGATCATATTCCATTCCAAAAAGAGCATTAAGACCGGGCTCTAGCTCTTTAGCTAATTGTGCTCTAGATATAGCCATTATTTAGTCTCCTTATGCTAACCCGGCACCTTTAACACCGAATATATGGTTTTGAATTGTAACAAGTACATTTGTATTTGCCGAACTAACATCTGAATTTTCTGGATCCTCAGAAATATCAATTGCTTTAACAGATAAAGTTGTTCCAGTACCACCATCTGCAACTTTCAATTCTGCACCAGAAATTCCAGTAACAGTTGAACCTGCTGTTGTATAAACAATATCAAAATTGCCAAACAAATCAGCGATTGGGAAAGCAGCGTCTGCTTGAACTTCAAAAACAACCATAGGGTCATCTACTATAAAAGCAATAATATCAGAAGCATTTGTACTAGCTGGATAGTAATTACTATAAATTTGTTCTCCAGTAGTAGGATCAGTGTATTGACAGCCATTGAAAACGCCAACAATAGGAACAGTACCACCATCTGCATGAATTTCTACAGTACCACCAGTGACTTGCATTACCATGTCACCTTGAAAGATACTTGTTCCATAATTGGCGGCAATTCTATATCGACTCTGGCCGCCTGTCCAAGGCGCACCACCTATCATTTTGACAGGTCGTAAACCAAAAGCAGCATCTTTATTTGCCATTTTTAAATTCTCCTTATAAAAGGGTTAAAATTATTCAGTATTAGGTTTCTGTGACCCAAATGTCACAGAAGTTGATCTTTGTGGAGCTAGTTTAGGCATATTTGGACTATTTTCTCTCATCCAATCTCTATCTACAGCTTCCATTTGATTTTTAGCCACATTAGAATAGTGTTTATTTCGCTGTTCTGCTATCTCTTCAGGTATTCTTGCCAATACTAATCCACCAACGCCTATAACGCCTGCGTTTCTACCTTCGTCAATGACAGGTGCGTCAAAATCAGGATACTCTTCAGCTTTTACTAATTCATATCCCTCTCTTCTTTTTTTATGAATGTTATTTCTATCATCATATTCCATAACAGATTCTCTAATCCATCTATGTCTATAACCAATTGGGGGTTCTGGTGCTTCAAGAGTTGAAGGAGGCTTCCATTCTGTTACTCTTTCTGAATTGTCTCTATTTTTAGATTCTCTAGGAGTTCTCTCAGACATTTTATTTCCCCGCTTGTTTTCTGTTTTCAATTTTAATCACTTCTTCAGCGTATTTTTCCAAGGGTATTCGCATCTTATTAGCAAAAGCCACTTGCCCCGGTGTTAATTGCACCGATTTCTTTACTCGCCCATTTTTCACAGATCTACCTGTGGATGCAGGAGTAACGACTTGGGCGTTTGTTGTTCGCTTCTCCTGAAACTTGTGAGGAAACTCTTTTCTCATCCTTTTATCAATTTCTGAATAATAATCATCTGTTGTAGGATCGAAACCTTCTTCCAATATTAACTCTTCATGTATAGTTTGAGCACCTCTAGTCATAATTTTATCAACATTGAACCAAGAATTTTTTGATAACCAAGATTGTAACTTTTTATCTTCTTTTGGATCTGGTGCTTTTACTTGTGGTTGTTGTGGTGCAACTTGAGGTTGTTGAGCCTGTTGTTTTGCATTTTGATTATGATGATGTATTTTAACTTTTTGTTGCCTTATTCTTTCTTCTTCAACTCCAAGTTGACTTATTATTTTTAATATTTCTGCTTGCTTTTTTGAGTCACCAGCATCTGTTGCTTCTTCATAAAGTTTTTGAGCTTGAGCACTTTGACTTTTTACTCTGTTCTCATATTCATTCACATATCCCTGATTTAAAGCAGAATTTCCTTTTTTTAACTGATCATTTTCTTGCTTCATATGTTGAGCATATTGATAAGCAGCTTGTGCTTCTTCAAGAGCTTGTTTTCTTTTAGCAGTTAATTGATTTATTCTTTTTTGTACATTTTCACTATAAGATTCTAATTCTTCTTCAGAATCATCTTTTTGACTTACAACAACCTTTTCTTCTTTATCATCCTCTTGAACAATTGTTCGGGATTCTTTAGAATTTAAATTATCTTCTTCGACTACAGTATCTACAATAACTGCATCACTTACGTCTTGACTATTTTCTTTTTGAGTTTCTACTGACATTTTTTATACCTCTCTATCTTTATACATATGAAATATCGGTGGGGTCAAGTATTTTCGCAATAACATTATCGTCATTTATGATACGAACTTCAAGATTTTCCACTTTAAACCTATTTCCTGCATATCTTCCCATAATAATCCAGTCTTTTTCTTTACACCATGCTCCATCTGGAAATCTTCCCACATCTTTATATGCAGAAGCTCCTAACTTTACAACATAAGCAGCGACAGTGGCAAAGCTCTCTCTATCCCTTGTTGCATCAGGAACATAAACACCACCCTTTGTTTGGGTTTTCATGTAGTATGGAATGACTAGTATTCTATAGCCAGTAGGTTGAGGTAATCTTTCTAAAGCCGATTTCTCCATTTTAGAAGGATCATCTGAATTTTTGTTCTCCTCAATTTTAAAAACATTTTTGGGAGGTTTTGGTACCATTCTGTCTGGAACGTATAATTTTTTATTCATTTTCAAGCTCTATGCCTTTCATCGCGGCTATAATTAAATCTTCTACATAGGTCATGCCACGTACCTGACCCACTGTAAACCGATAGTTTTCTATCGTATCTATCGAACCATTCACCAAAGACTCTGCAAAATCTTTCTTTCTTTGGCGTATGTCTTTAAGCAAATATTCTGCTAAAACTATTGAATCCATAATTAAATTTCAAGCTGGAAATGCGGCCCATCTATAAATGGCCTTCTACCTTGGCTACGCCTTAAATCAATATATGAGTTCATTAACTCTTCTGAAGTGCCATTCCATTCATTTAATTTTTGATGCCAAGCAGCACCCCATGTTACTTGTTTTGATTGATTGATACAGGCTTGTTTTATTGCATCTGCAATATCATCATAAAGATTCAACTCCCAGCTTGCCCTTGAACCAACATAAGCCATGAGGTCTACAGCATGGCTTTTACCTGTGGATTCTTGTGGTAAGTGGCGGCTATTCATAGTTTTAGATGCTCCAGACTTAACAAGATCGGCTTGCTGACTCTTCGTTCTAACTCCACAAATCACTCCAAAATCCACTTTGCTAAGTGTTATGGCTTCCTTAACAATAGATATTAGATCATCATGCACACCATCTAATCTATCTAAACTTTTTTGACTTAATTTAAATGTCATTTTTTAGTTCCCTTCCCTTTTTTTAAGAACACTTTTTTAGCAGATGTTTTTCTTCTTGCTGCCGATTTTGCTTCTTTTGATTTACATTGTGCCATAGTAGGTCTGCAATATGGATATGACCTTTTTGTACTTGTACGTGATTTTCTTCCACAAGGTTTGCCAGTTTTGCAATCTACCCATCCTTTCCCCTTGTTTTGACCAAACCATTTTTTAAGACCACCACTGGTACTACTTTTTCTTTTTCTTGGCACTTTTCTTTCCCCAATTCTTTGCTCCAACTTTTCGGCATTTAACTAATGCACCTGAACCATAAGCAGAAGGCCAAGTTCCACCACCCCTTGTATATCTTGCTTTCACCTTATGATAGCAAGCATCTTTTTTTGATTTTTTCTTTTTTACAGCCATTATTTCTTACCACCAAAAAATTTAGTTGCAGATCTAATTCCAAATGAAGCAGCGATTACCACTCCAAAACTATATGTATACCATCTTGGAGCCTGTTCAAGTGCTTGAAAACCAGCAAATGCCATCTCTCTTGTAGTATCCGAAATGAAGCACAGCAAAAATGGTAGACTTAATAAAATTGTTAACCATTCGTCTTTCCAACTTGATTGAGTAGCTCTGATTGCTTCTAAATCCCAATCAATTTCACCAGTAAGTTGTTTTTTTTGTATCTCTGCTTTTATCTTTTGTGTCTGAACCTTGCCATCTACATAAGATGAAGCTAAAGAACCTATAGATTTAACAATACTTAAAATCATTTTTTAACTCTTTTTGTGCTTCTTCCTAAGTTGTTCTTTCGCTTTTTTGGCGATTTGGGCTTGTTTTGCTTTCCCAGATACTTTGGCTCGTTGCTCCATAACAGTAAGGATTTGAATTTTCCTAGCATATGGCTTATTGATTTTTTTAACTTTGTTAGCAGTTGCCCTAGCATCTGCAATGGTAGCATACTTAATCGATACAGTGTCTTTAGGATTTTCATCTGTATAAAGCCTCCTTCCAGTGCCTTTAGGTTTTTTTCCTGTTCCTACTTTGGGGTCTTTTCTTTTTGCCATTTAATAAACCTTTTAATGTTTTAGCTTGACTAGCATGAGTTTTTGAAGCCTTGCTCAACCCTTTAACAACTTTTTTTACTTTTCTTTTATTTGTATCTGTCAACATTTTTTTCTTTCTCCTTTTACTTGGAGGATTTGAAATTTGTTTAGACATTTGGCTTCTAGTTATCGTCAATGGCTAAACCTCTTTTTTCTTTTAATTCTTTTAAATCTTTATCTTTAGTGCCACCACCATAAGTCCAAGCATAACCTAAGTCTACCATATCTCTATTAATACTTCTATTATCATCATCAAATAACCAACCTAACATTCTACCATACTTGCCATCTTTTTCTGTTTTTACAATTAAATTTTGACAAGCATCTAAACGCATAGCTAAATATTCTTTTGCATCTACACCAAGTTTTTTTTCTTCATAATCTTTTGTTCTTGTTTCTGGGGTATCAATGCCAGCCAATCTAATTCTTTCTTTTTTAGTTAAACTAAAACCTAAATCTATATCTACATCAATAGTATCACCATCAATAATTCTACAAATTTTTTTTACGTGATACTCATACATTATTTGCACCTATTATTTTGCTTGCACCGATAAATCATTATTTCTTTTACTGTAAGCTGTAGCTCCCATAAATACAGATACAACAGCTGCTTGACTCACAAAAAACGTATTTAAAAAACCTGAAAGTTGGTTAACTCTATCTACATCAATTAAAGGAGTCATCATAGCAACAACAAACAAAACCATAGAACCCATAGCAACCCAAGCCATCATACGTTGTTGATCTTGCATTTTATCAAGGTTTTGATTCATTTCTCTTTGATGTTGAAGTTGCTCCATCTTTTGAGCAATAGCCATTTCGCCATCTGTAATGATTCCATTATTATCAATATCTAAATGTTCGTACTGCGAACCTTTTTGTAATTTTTTTTCTGTCATCTTATTATCAGCCAATGTGGTTTAATTAAAAAAGTTTCAGCCCAAGCTAGTAATATTATTATTACCATTATAGCTAATTTAATAAAGTAATGTCTAGTCTCCATTTTTTACCATTAAATATTTAAAAAAATATATACTAAACCAAAAACAACAATAACAGCAATAATCCCTAAAAATATAAATGATACAACTTCTAAAATTTCCTCTTGTTGTTGTTTCCTAGCTCTTATTCTTTCTTTTTCTACCTTTTTTGCTTCATCTATACGTTTTTTTCTTTCTGCTATAATACTTGCCCATGTGCCATGACCAAATCTTTGATCCACTAAAACAGATACATTATATAACTCTTCTGCTGCTAATTTAGCGTCTATAACCTCATTAGCTACTGTTTTAACACCAAACTGATCAGCTAAAGACATTCCATCTTTTTTTGATCTTTTCTTATCTAATTGTTGTTTACCATCTAAAAGATCATCAATAGAGCCAGCTATTTCAGAAATATCTCTGCAAGTATTGATATTATCTTTAATGAAATCCACGCTTTTTTTAACAAGCTGAATGCCAGTTACAATATCCCCAAGCAATGTATTTACCTTTTTTTAACGGCCAGTTGATTTTAAAGCAGCTATATCCCTTTGAGTTTGTATTCTCTCCTCTGCTATTCTTGTTTTATCATCTAATGCTTCTTTAGAAACATTAATTCTTTCTTTTTCTAATTCAGAATCTTGTTGTTGTCTTGTTCTTTCCATATCTTGTCTTTGCTCAAATTCCTTACCTTTTCTTTCTAAATCAGCACCTTTTAGTGATAATTCTTGTTTTCTAATTGAAACAAGAGGATCTTCCTGATTTTGAGGTGTAATTGTTTGTGCATATTGCTCTACCATTTGAGCAATTAATTTAGACGCTACCATGTCAATTTGAACTTTCATCTGTTGTTGCATATTTGGGTTCTGTTGCATAGCTGCTTGGTTTTGAGGTGGTATAGATGCCATAACTTGTTCTTGAGCCTTTTGTTCAGCTAATATACCTATATGTTCTTGTATATGACCTTGCAACATCCCAACAACATTTGCATTAGCTTGAACAGCTGGTGTGGTTAACATAGCTAAATGTGTTTGAATATGTGCTTGATGATCTTGTGGTGGGAAAGCCTGTAATGGTTGACCTAACAACGCATTCTGGTTTTCTTTAGCTGCATTCAAAGGCATAGGCTGTGGGGGAGGAGGTAGTATAGCATCAATATTTGAAACTCCTAACGCTTCATACATATTTCTGTAAGCTGCATATAACCCCTGTGGGCCGCCATGTATTTGTGGATTAGATTGAACTAATTGTAATTGTGTTTGTGCTAATGTCACTCGTTGTGACATAGAGAATATATTTGGGTCACTTACAGGTAATATATCAATTTTAGAATCAAAGTCCTGTATCTTTGACATAGGATTAGTGCCCATGCTCATATATGGATAAGGCTTTGGATCATTAGCAAATATGTTTGCTAACAACCTAAATTCTATCTTTTGAGAATAATGTAATCTTTTATGGATTGCAGACATAACCTTAGTTCCACGTTCCATAATAGCCATTGTAGTTCCTACAGGTGTTTCTCCACCCATCTCTCCTACCTTCATATCAGCCATAGAGGCGAATCTTCTACCTGCATCAACCAAAGTACCCATTAAGTTGTATAGGGTGCCTGAAGGCTCTTTAAATGGCAGTGGCATCAAAGAACTTCGTATATCGCCACTTGCAACATCAATATCTCTAAATTCACCCGGTTGTAACGCACTATCTTCATCTCTAATTCTAGCACCCCTTGATTTAAAACCAGCGGGTAAATTAGATAGTGTACCTGAATCAATTAATTGTCTTAATATAGATGTAGATGCTTGAGCTAAACCACCTATCATATGTGTTAATCCTAAACCATAGAAACCAAGACCGGGCATAAACTTAAAATGAACAAAATAGTCCTTTTTTCTTTTTAATGGGTCTTGCTCTGCATAATTCCTACGTATAGCCAATATCTCATTAGTATCTTCTAAAATAGTAACAACATAAGGTAGTTTTAATCCTGTAGGCTCACCATCTTCACCCATATCTTCAAAGCCTTCAATATCTAAATCGGTATGAACCTCATAGATTGTTAACTCTTTAGAACCAGATGAAGGTTGAATACCCTGTATTTCATCAACAGTTTCTGTAATTTCGTTATATCTTGTTTCATAACCAGAATCAGGTAAGTCTATCTGCTTAT